CCTTCTTAGCAGGAGTGCCGCCATAGACTGCCTCATCAACAGCCACCTCAAGGATTTCTCCACCCAGTTCTTCTACTGCTTCACCAAGTTTAGGATTGATTTTGATTTTACTACTGTTATTAATTTTCTTTTCTTTAATGGGTTTTTCATCCTCAACATCAGTCATTACCTCAGATAAAGATCTTGACTCCTTGAGTTTCTTACCCATTGCCTTGGCGATTGCCTTACGACGCTTCATCAGATACTTATCTGAACTATCCTTATCTCCATCATTATCAACATCACCATCTTCCTTACCCACAGGATCCAACTTTGCTTCAGTTTTATACTGTGGATGATCATCCAGTTTCATGCCACGCTTTTTCTCAAGGCGCTTCTTCTGCTCTTCAGAATCATTACCTCGAATATTCATCTTGGCAGCAGTCTTATCTTTTACTCTCTTGGCAGCTGCCTCTTGCTCTTTCTTAGGGATAGCAAATCCCTTGATATCCATGGTTCCCTCAGTGGCAATCTGCTCCTGGTATACCTTTGAGATATCAAGCAAAGGATTCTTTCCAATTCCGTTAGACATGGTAATACTATCTACTTTTTGATCTTGTATTTATTTATGAAATTCTTAATACCAGCAGTTCCGGTTAATCTCATTGCATAGTTGCGGTTAGAATCAGTTCCAATCTCTCTTTGATTTGAAGGAATACCAGATGGTCCAGAGTAATTAACAACTGCCTCCATGACATCACGGATCCAGGACTTGAACATATATTCTTCTTCAGTCACACAGATAAGGTGATTTGTGCCTCTACGAATAATCTTTCCTACCAGACCAGTATGCAAACTCTCTACAACATCACCCATCTTATAAATTAGTCCATTGACGTATTGATTACGCAAACCTTTTGGATCACACTTAGGTGCAATCTCCCACATCTCAGCAACTTCTTTTTTCTTTTTAATACCCATACCTTCGCGAACTGCATCAAATAGTGCTTGAGTATCACCATCACTCAGTTCCTTTGGTGTGCCACGGCGGAATGCCTCAAAGTCATTATCAGCAACTGCTGCTCTCATCTTGGATGCTGACATACCCTCAACACCCTCAGCATCAGCATCTCTAACACCAGCAGAGATAACACGGATCTGATCAAAGTCATATAACTCGCCATTATATTTGGTAGCCAGGTTCTCAAACTCTGCTTGACGATCAGATCCTACAATGATATTAACACTACCATATCCCTGTTCATTTGCTGTAGTAAGGACATTAAAAATAGACTTCATCTCATCATCATTAACAATGTTCTCCTCATAGTCAGGGAACATTTTTTTCATGAATGAAATTTTCATATCAGGATCTAACGGATTCTTTTTAGCATCCTGTGTTCTGGATGGATAGATCTTTAGATCTCCACCTTGTGCTGCTTTCTGTGCTGCACTCAAAAGTTTTCCATGACCAACGGTAGGAGGATTGAAACGACCGAACGCTATAGTTAGCGCATCGCTCATCATTTCTTCAGAGTCACCACCCTCATCTTTTGCTTTTTCCTTGGGTTTCTCTTCTGGTTTTGCTGCTGCTTTTGGTTTAGTTTCTGCTTCTGGTTTTGCAGGTCCTTTCTTTGCCTTATCTTCTTCTGCCTTTGCTTCTTTCTTACTTACAAACTTTAGTTTTCCATCTTCAGTTTTTGCCACAAACTTACCACGAGTATCCAACCATCCACCATGGCCGTCACTGGAAAGGTTTAATTTCTTCGCCTGCATTGATGCCTGCGATTGTGCTTCACTTATAAATTGGAAAAAGCTTTTCATCTATGTTATTATACCTTATATTATATTTATGACATGTTTGCAATCAAGAAATCTAATGAATCACTTTGAGTGATATCAAAAGCAGATTTAGTGGGTTTTTTGTCAATCAATAAAGCAGTGCTAAATCTATAGTTTGGTGTGCTCGTGCTTCCTTTTTTTCTAATACGTAGTTTCAATGTTCCATTAAATTTTCGTATCTCTGTAAATCTAGACATTCCAGCAGGGTCTTGTCCCATGTAATATGTTCCATAACCACCGATATGAATATAATATATTTTTTTAGAGTTGTAAAAACTTGATAAAGTATTAGTGTCTATTGGAATATACTTATCAGGAAAAGTTTTATAATCATATTCTTTATCTCCCCATGTAGTCTTTTCGTTTTTTGACTTTCTCTCAAAAAGTCTAGGAACTCCAGCACCTCCCCAAGCATTCTTAGAATTAACAAAATCCTCTACACCAAGTTCTTTTAGATTTGCTCTCATAGTTTTATCTTGAATGGTATTTTTTCCATCAAGAAACCACTTTTTTGTGGATACGTTATATTTTAATCCACTCTGACCATAATCTGCTTTTTCGTCAAGTTTAATTTCCAAATTATATGGTTTTCCATTCCAAAGAAATTTACAATCAGGAGCACTATTATCAGCACCAGCAGGAACAAATCCTGCAGGGACTAAGTTTTGATCCTTCAAGAGTTCAAAAATATACTCCTCATAAACAAACCCTTTGTTATTAACATTTGAGGGCAAATCATAGTAGTCCTTATCAGCAGCTTTATCTTCAGCGTGCCTTATGCCCTTTAAAGTTTTTGGCATCGTAAATACTTTTTAAGTATTTAGAATGGAGTTAAGCGGACTCGAACCGCTGACATCCTGCTTGCAAAGCAGGCGCTCTACCAACTGAGATATAACCCCGTGAACCCCGGAGGGTCAGTGATCGTGGTCTTTAGGAAGGTTTGCTTCGATCTGTTCATCTAGTTGTTTAATAAATTCTCTGATGACAACTGTTCGTTGTCCTGGAAATTCGTAACTATCTTGTTTAGTATACTGAAACAGCGATGCACGAATGGTTGCTGCTGCGTGAAGATCTAGTTTAAGATCAATGTTAATGTCGCAACTCATAGGTCTCCTTCTTTACGGTTTTCAGATTTGTGCACATCAAACTCACCACCAGGGTAACGTGCTTTTAATTTTTCTACATTCATTTCAATGACTTCATCGAATGTAGTATCGAGTGCCATACATGCCTGTGCCAGATACCAACAGATATCACCCAGTTCACGCTTCATATGAAACACATTCTCTTCATTGTAAGGTTTGCCTTGCAGGAAGATCTTCTTTACAACTTCAGTGAACTCACCAGACTCTGCAGTCAACCCGAGAGCAGCAGTAAGAAGTTGCGTTACATTGGTTCCCGTTGCTTCCAACTCACTAAGATGAGAAGCAAGAACTGGCCAATCAAGACTAGGAGTGCTTGTAACTCCCTCTACAAACTCAAGATACTTTTCAGTGTCAACAGTCATGAAAATTTAAACCCCTCAAATGATTTCTTCGGTTTTTGTTCCTCATAAGTATACTCCTCTTCCTTACCGCTGTCAAGGATGTCATTCTGTGCTGACTGCTCACAATCATACAGACGCATCTTTGCACGATCAACACCAACTACAAATCTCTTGTTCATGTTGAGATCATTATATCTATTCTTCAACTGCTTCACCATAATTTGTCCCAACTCCTCAAGCTCATCTGTAGAAATAAGGGCAAACATAAGATCAGCAGTAGCAGGCAACCCAAAGGACTCACTAGTATCAGTGAGCTCAACATCGCTGCTACCATAACCTGAGCGAGTGGTCTGCGTGGCAGAAACGATAGGGAGGTTTGCTTCCACAGCCAACCCTCGAAGCTCTTCAGCAATTGCTTTGATATAAGAATATGAATTGACATTGCTGTTTCCGCGATAGCGGGAGGAAGCACATATATTAAGGTAATCAATGAAAATAATATCAGGTCTAAATGACTTCTTAAGTGCAAGTTCATTAAGAAGTGATTTGAAGTGTCCACTGTGTGCAGATGCTGTAGGATATTCTTTGATGATAAGAGTTCCTTGTGTCTTCTGAGCAAGGTTTGTCACCTTGTTCTCAAACATGACTTTAGGAAGATCAGTAATCTCCTGAATATTTACATTCAAAAGATTAGCATCGATACGTTCCGCAATCTTTTCTTCAGACATCTCACAAGTGATATACAAAACGTTTTTACCTTGGAGTAAAACAGCAGAGGCAAAATGACACATAAACAAAGACTTACCAACACCAGTGCCAGCAAGCGCAATATTAAGAGTCTTGTTTGGTAACCCACCCTTCGTGATCTTATCAAAGAATTCAAGATCAAAGGGTATTGTGTCTTCTTTGCGGTGATAAGATTCGTATCTTTCTTCATAGTCTTGTAGATAGTCATGACCGATATGAGTATCAAAAGAAACTGCTAATGCATCAGATAGGATACTAGGGATAGCACCACGATCCTTTGATTCATCTTTACCATCAGCCAAGGCAATCGATTCAATCAATGCAAGATAGATAGCACGATCCTTACACCAATTTTCTGTGGTGCTAAGTAACCATTCATAATCAGTAGGCACATCCTCAAGATAACTAATCAGTTTAGTAATCTCCTGAAAGGAGGTGTCATTAATATCTTGGCGCTTTTCTACTTCAATATAAAGAACTTCTTTTGTTGTTACTTTATTATATTCATTAACAAAGTTTAGAATTTCTTCAAACACAACTTTTTGATGAGGATCCTCAAAGTAATCTGCCTTGATAAAAGGAATTACTTTGCGAAGATACTCTTCATTAAAAAGAAGATTACGCAGAACTAGAATTTCAACTTTGTCCATGTGGTATATCAAATACAAATGTTATTCTGGTCTCGTCTCCCAGATTTACTGTGCCATGAGGCAGTTTATTATTGAACCATAATAGTGTTCCTGGTTCTACAATAATGTTTTCACCACCACAAAAATATTGATACCTACCAAGGATAGAAAGGTGATACCTATCTCTGGTTAGGTAATAACTCCCTTCATCAATATGAGCACCAACAATATCGCCAACAGGTAAAGAAAGAAAACCGCATCTATGAATTTCTGCTTTCTTAAAATGCTTGCGTATGATCTTTCTTATCTCACTATGGTGAGCATATGCTGGAGTCTTTACGTTGATCTCAGAGTCACCCACAAAATCTTCTTTGTTTTTGACCCCTCCCATTATAAGTTGAAGAGCACTAACTGGCAAGTCAGCAAACCCTCTATCAAGAAGAGATTGGGTATCCTTCAGATTTTTCTGATGGTCCCAATCCTGTGGATATTTTTTTAACTGATCAATTACTTTCTTGACCTTTATTCCGGTCTTTAATATTCTTAAATTGTTTAAGGTACTTGTCACTTTCAATGTCAGTAATTAGGGTCATTCCAGAATCAATAAAACATTGGCTCTTATCAACACTATGTCTGGTGTTACGAACCATAACTGAATTCCTCCTTTGCGATTTCGTCTAGTTTTTGCATCACCTCTGGGGTGAAGTATTGTTCTGGATCTTTGTATATTGCCTTAGCATATACCTTTTTACCATCTATCTCATATCTACCAGCAACGTTCTTCCAAAGTCCGCCAACTTCACCGAGTTCAAGAAGACCATAATATCGATCAAGACCACGCTCATCGTAATACAGGCGTATTGTGACATCTTTGTTTTCCTTACTTAAACGCGACTTGTGAGTCTTAGCTTTGATAAGGTTGCCGATAACAGTCGTTCCATCCTTTTCTTTTTTCTTTGAGAGATAAATGATCGTACTGGCGGCATACTTGAGGCCACTACCTCCTCCCATTTCTTTAGTTGGTACGTAAGCTCCGATGACATCGTATGTGTGATTTGTGACAATGAGCGGAACATTTGCTTGTCCTAGTTTGAGTGTGAGCATTCGGAACGCACCTTTGACCAGTTGAGATTTGGTCATGTCACGAACTTGTTTGTCGTTTAGTGCGTCGGTGATTTCTTTCTCTGTGGAAAGCATCCCCAAAGAGTCTAACACAAACATACATGGTTTGCGTTCGTCTTCAGGTTTTTTTAAGTATATATCTACTGCCTTAAGTGCCTTAGTCCTGAACTCCTCAATCGTAACAACATTAACAACAACTAGACGTTCTAAGTCTATACCACGACTTGCGATAAGATTCTTGTTAACAGCGGCTTCAGTGTCAAAATATAAACAATACCCATCAGGATTAGAATCAAGGAAATTTTTGACAACCGCAAGCGAGAAGAAAGTTTTTCCAGTGCTAGATTCGCCAGCAATGGCAGTAATCTTATTCCCAGATACACCGCCAAATATAGACCCTGAAACAAGTCCGTTAAAAATGTACGAACCCGTGTCCACAAACTTTTCAGAGTCGTCGATGTCTGCTGCGAGTCTTGTGTAGTCATCTCCGATCTCTTTTACAATCTCTTTTAAAAAATCCATAAGTCACTCAAAAATATAATGTTGGTTTTGAGATTTAAAACTTTCAACCTGTTCTTTGGTCTTAAAGAACTTAAAAAGTTTTACATCTGAATGTTCTTTAAGTTGATATTTTACCTCAATCATAATACAAATCCAAATTCTTCACGGGCAATTTTCTTATAAGGTCCACCAGGATTAGCATCACGAATGTCCTTAATTTTCTTCAGTTTTTGGTACAAAGAAGTGTCTCCACCAAGGCGGAGAGCACTTACAATAGTAGCAAGTTCTTTGTCGGTAATAGGCAATTCCATTAGGAAAAAAATAGTTCTAAGTTGATAGTTTTCTCTACACTCCATCCAATAGAGTCTAGGATTATTTTAAGTGGTTCAAGGAAAGATTTCTCAAATTGTAAGTCATAATCAAGGTATTTGTCAATGTCAAGTTCCTTAGGAAAATCTTGAATGAATGAGATAACATTCTCATGCATTGGATTTGGTTTTTTCAAATAACAGAACTTGATCTTCTCACCATTTTGAATGAGTGAATATTTGTTAGTAAGTTTCTTTTCCTTGAGATAGTAATTATAAAGTAGGGCACCTCGAACATGAATTGGAGTTCCTTTAATATAGATTGTAGAAGAACCCTTATACTTAGTCACATCAGAAACTGAACGCGGGAATGAGATTTGTTCTGGTGGCAGACTCTTAAACTCTGCACGAGACTTGTCAATAAAGTCAATCACATCCTCCTCAGTTCCACTCATCATCAATTGCAATGCCTCCTTAATCATACGACGACAAGGAGCAGGTGTAGAGGACTTTACAGCCTCAATACCCATCATCTTAAGTTTGGGTTCTGTGTATTGTACACCCTCACTATTCCACACATTAAGAATATATCGCTTCTTCGCAGTCCAGATACCACGGTCAGCAATATTTTCACGCTTCATTTGCATCTTCTGGTCATACGCATTAACATACGATGCCAGTTTTTCATATGATGATTCGATAAATGGTTCAAGTTTCTCTTGGCAGATCTTATCAAGTATTCCCACAATCGCTGCTTTGTCGCCAGACTTAGCACTAAAAAATTTATCAACAAGAGGTCCAAAATTAATATAGATCGAATCAGTGTCAGATGCGATAACATAATCAACATCCTCTGTTTTCAACAAAGTATTTAGATACTGGTTGGTCTTGTTCTCAATCCAGCGGATAGAGACTTGACCAGAAAGCGTAATCGCTTCCGCATTGGCCAATTTGTAATACCTAAAATACTGATTACCGATTGCACCATAAGCAGAGTTGAGCGAAATCTTCTTAGCCATCTGAATATTATTACAGCGGGCGATCTCTTTCTCCAGTGCTTTAGTAGGAGTCTTCTCATATTGTTGTTTTGCCGCTAGCATTTTCTTTTTAAATACAACCCGGTCTCCATACATCTTTTCCATTAACTGAGGTAGGAACCCACGCACGTCCTTACGGAACATTGCACCATTAGGACATACTGCATAATCTTTATGCAGTTCAAAATTCACTT